TACATTTAACAAAGTAATTGATATGCCAACTAATTGTAACCCCCGTTGCCGTTGCCGTTGTTGCTTTATTTAAAGTGATCGTATTTGCGTTACCTCCCTCGTTACCTTTGGCTACTATAATAGTTCCATAGTTAAAACCGCTACCCGATAACCATTGACCTACTTTTAAGTTGGCGTTATGAGCATCAGAAATATTTGATATAGTTGTATTTGTTGCCGTATTACCCGTAATTGTTCCAGTGTTAACAACGTTAGACACAACATATTCAGGCGTTAAAAAAGGTTTTGAAGCGTTGCCAACTTCACCTGTTCCATTATCTCCGCTTTCGCTGTCTACATAAATGACATCGGAAAAGGCTGTGCCCGCACTTACCGCCTCCCATGCTTCGTTCTTTCTTGCGTATTGTGTTCCGTCGATTGGCGCTTCATTCACTCGGTTAATATCACGCCATGATGCCGCACCCGTCGCAACGTTGTCCGCAATATAAACAAACCCCGTTGATGAATTCACCCAAATGTCACCCGCTAAAAAACCCGCAACGTCGTCGGAATTGATCGTTGGGTTTCCGGCTGCGACCTCTACTTTTGCAACACCTGTGACATCACCCGATTCGCCCCGCACTGATCGGACGCGGTCGGCTGAATCTTCTTTGACCCAATTTGCCGCGTATGTTGTGGAACTTGCATTGTCGGTGACTGCTAAAATAAAATCACCATCATCAAATTCAACACCATCAACAACGCCCGGTGTTGTTACCTCCCATTTGTACCCCGCTTTCGCTGTTCCGCCTCCGGGAAATGTACCCGTTGACGCATCCCAACCCGTCGCAGGGTCTTGCAAAACAACAAATGTCATGTTTTCCAACGATTGAATTCGTGTGTCCAACAATCCATCCTTTGCCACATAATCACCTTCTAATGAATCGATCACGTCGATCAATTGTGTATTCATTATTGCGCCGGTGATGGCCCGAACGCCGTTTGTTTTTATATCATTATTTACGGCCGTTCGTAGGTCGGCCAATGTTTTTATGCTCATATTACAAATTTAAAAAATCATGGTGTGGAATTAAAATCATTGTTGAAATCAATATTAAAATCTTCAACTGTATATTCCGCATAAATAAAACCAACGGTGTTTGCCGGTTTCAATTTCAAAACCAATTGTCGAAATTCATCTTTTCTGTCAAAAGGTAAAATCGCAGGGTTTGGCCAACTCAATCCAGAAATGAAAAACGTGAACCGCAATTTATCAAGATATTCGACAAACTCCGACATTTGCAAACCATCACCCATTTGCAAACCATCACCCATTTCTGCAATCACTGTGTCGGTGAAAAAATCTTCATCTTTTAACGGGTCAATATATCGTGCAATGATTTCAAATGGAACGACCTGAACAAAACCACCCATTTCAATCCCTGCACCCATTTCAAACACTCCCATTTGTGCTGTATCTGCATTCACTGAATAAGGGTCAATAACTTCGTATTTTACAGGGTTGGCAACTTCACCCGCCATTTGCGCACCTGTTCCCATTTCAGAAACACCCATTTGTTCTGGAATAAACGCCAAGGCAGGGAAACGATTTTCAATCACGGTGACATTGAACCCGGCCGCCTGCAATTGCCCCTCCATGTATTTGAAATGTTGACGGGCAGGGATCGTTCCTGGATGATTGTACTTTCTACCAATTGCCAATTTGCGATCATCCAATAAAACAAAATCGTTCGTAATTAATCCCAATCTTCTTTCCCAATTTGTCGCATCTTCTGCTGTGAAACGGGGATTGTCAGGTAATATTGAATCGAGAATTGCAGCCGCGTCCGAATACGCTTTTGCTTCGCTTTCAGCCAATGCGCTGTGCAATTTTTCTTTCACCGTGTTTGGTAAAACAGCGAATGCCCGTCCGCGTGGATAAAGTGATCTAGTAAGTTTTAGAAATTTATCTTTAAACATACGCCACCGAATTCAAATTTGGAATGTCACCATTTTCAAATGTCCATGAAGGAACAGAAACACTATTGATTTTCAAATCAATCCCCGTCCAAATCGCTGTTTGTTCTGCTTCTAAAATTACAAACGTTAATTTATTGATTGAAATGATGTCGTTTTTGTTTGCAAGCACATCCGCCGCATCAACAAATGGCCGTACTTCTGAAACAAATTCAGCAATCGCATTGTCAATGGCGGTTTGTTTTTCTGGTGTTAAATTTTGAAACCCTTGAATTTGAATATCAACTTCTTTAATTGTCACCGGGTTGAAATCTATGTTGAAAACACCAATTGGCCTTCGCCCCCTTTCGTATATTGTTTTCGTGGTGTCTGGGTCAAATTCAACGACTGATTCAACGTCCTGCAATATAGTCAATGATGGTGTGCCTTTTCCATCCGTGCTGTCTGCGATTGTTGCTTCAATAAATAATGAAATTTCACCCGCAAACCCCTGTTTCGTGTACGGATAAACAGCCGCCACACCTTGCGCATCAGCGGACCACAAACGAAAATCAGTTGCCGCCCCTCCCTGCGGTTCTAATTGAAACGCATTGATTGTTTTTTCTCTATAATCTTCTAATGATTCAGCCGACAATGGTGAAATTGTTTCAGAAATTACAACGGCTGATGAATTAATGTTGATGATTGGTGCTGTTGCCGTCAATCCATCATTGATTGACAATTTCGAATCCAAACCACCTTCCAATGCGCGAACAACAATTGTTTCTGTTGTGGATGTCATTGTGAATTGGTTGTCCAATTGAAACAATTTATTTGGCGATGATGAATCATCATTTGATTTGAAAGTTGTTGACGCAGGGATCACCGCACCGATGTCACCTGTGACTTGTATTTGATACGAACCCGCCTGCGCTGAAAATGGCGAACGGCCCAATTTTACACGCCCAAATCGTTCTAATGTGCCTCCAACTGATTCTGGATCGGCGGTGTCAACAAACACGTTTTTTTGAACGTTTGCAATAGCTAAATAAATCAATTTTAATTTTGTCGCCTGAACAACTGCCAACGCACGCAAAAAGTTTTTTCCGAATAAAGGGATAGTGATTCCCAATTCGGATTCTAATTGCGAAATTATGTCGGAATATAATGTGTTGAATGTAGGTATTTGAACCGCCATCAGAATGATTTTTGAATTATTATTTCACTTTCCAAATTGTCCCAAATAATTTGAAAGTCTTTTTGCTGTAAATTTTCGGGTTCTTGAATTCTTACATCTATTTGAACACGGTGATCACTAATGATTGAAACGTCAACAGAAATGTTTGCCAAATCTTTCATGAATTCCAAATCCATTTTCGCAGCCCGTTCAATTGTGATTCTACCTTGTGAGTTCAATGCAGTTTCATTCAATGCACGTTCCAGATGTGAATTAAATTGAATTTCTGGTTGATCATCAAACAACAATGAATTCCCAAACCAATCATTTCGCAATTCAGAATCAATTTCATTTCCAGTTGTTGACGCTTCTGTGTTTCCTCCAAAAAAAGCCATGTAAACCATCGAAAACAAACCCGATGATCCTGCGATGTCATTTCCCCGCAATTCTAAATCACCGCCCGATCCTGTTTCGTATATCGATAAATCATCCATGTCATAAAATTAATAAAAATTAAATTGCTCCCATTGTTGACGTGGTGATTGGCATGAAGTTTTTGTCTTTTTCAACTTTTGTTGATCCAACTGGGGCAACAACGGTCAATGTCGCATTTGAATTGGTTGATGTTTCAATTGTTTTAGTCAACGCATCCTGTTCTGATTTCTTTGGATTAACTGCGGGGACGTTTTCTGTTTCTAAACTCGCACGGAATTCACTGATTTTCCCCTGTAATGATCCTGTCAAATCACCCATTCCAGGGATTTTTGAAGCTAATTTCAAAATCAGATTCAATGGCATCAATAAATTATCCAACAAAACCAACCCAATTGCTTTCAACCCTCCGATGATTCCGCCATTGGTGAAACCATCAGAAATGGCGGTCCATTTTTGTTTTATCAAATCAATAAATCCCGAAACCAATTTCATCACCGTTTGAACAATCCACAATTGCGCGATCCAATCTTTGAATTTGTATATCAAATAAGCGATTGCAGCAACCAACGCAATGATTCCAACAACCAACAACGTGATTGGAAAAGCGGTCATCGCAGCATTTGCAACCCATTGAATCGCTGTGTAAATTTTCATCGTAGTTCCCGCCACTTTCGTCGCTATGTTGTAAGCAGTCAACGCCGCGGTGTTTGCTCCAATAGCAATTGATGCCGTGCCGCTGACCGCACCCATAACGCCCAAACCTATGTTGTATAATAAAATTGCATTTCGTGCGGCAAATAAAGCCAAGCGCATCCCCACCCATGCACTTATAACAATCCCAATGATACCAACAATTGTTTCCAAATTATTCGAAACAAAATCAATCACAGAACCCATGAATGAAAGTTTCCCATTCACCGCGTCGCTTGATGTGACCAAATTTGTCCAACGATTCGATAAAGATTCCATTTTCTTTGAAAACGTTGACATGTTTTTGTCCGCCTGTTCTTGTGCTATGTTTGTCCCTGTGACTGCGGCTGTGTATTTATCAACCTTTTCAACGTTTTGCAAAAGTATTTGACCGGCAACTAAATTTTCAACGCCAAAAACCTTTGCCATTGCCGTCGCGTCACCTTGTATTTTTGAAAGTTCTTTCAATCGAACGGAAAAATCAATTGATTTATCCATCACCAACGTAGTGTTCACGCCATATTTTGACAACTGGTCCAACGCTTCTTTTGGAAGTGCTTTTGCTGTTGCCATTTTCGTCAAAACGTTTCGCAGTTTTGTCCCCGCCTCGGCTCCTTTGATGTTTTGTTCCGCTAATGTTTCAATGATTCCAACAGATTGTTCGACATTCACATTCATCGAAGCAGCAACAACGCCGAATTTATCCATAGCTTCTGCAATCGCAGGGATTGCCGCCGCACCTTCTTTTGACCCCGCAGCCAACACATTCACCACCCGTGATGCTTGATCCGCTGCCAATCCAAATTGGTTCATTGTTCCAACTAACGATTGCACAGAAACTTCCATTTCATCGCCTGATGCCTGTGACATTAAAATGGCGGCATTTGTTACCGCTGCCAATCCATCTGCGGATTTCAATAATTCAGGTTTTGCAGACCCAACCAGTTCAAAACCTTTTGCAACTGCAATTGATGATTGTTTCGTTGCGTTTGCAACCTCAAAAATTTTGCTTTTAAAATTATCTAAATCTGGACCAGAAACACCAGTAATGGCGGATAATGAAGCAATTTTCTTTTCAAATTCAACAACGTCCTGACCCGATTTATACAAAAAAGCACCAATCGCAGCAACACCACCAAACCTGATCATTTCTTTTCCAACAGCCCCCAAAGATGGCGTCAATCGACGCAAGCCACGATCAAAACGCGCGACGCTTGCTTCTGCTTTTTGTGCAAATGACTGAACGTTTCCAGTCATTTTTGAAACAGGTGCCGATAATTTATCGATCGCTGAAAAAATTGTCGGAATTGTTAAACTCATTTTTTACTGTTCATTTCTTTGTGTACTTCTTTCAAATCGTTGTACCAATACGTCAAACCATGCCAATCTGAATCATCAATAAACAAATTGTCAACAACTTCTGGAATCCATTTTGAATCCCTGACAACAGAACGAATCATGTTGTGCAGGGATTCAGGATTCACAGGAAAAAAACCACAATTGCCTGTGCAACTTTATAATCTTCTGAATCAAGCTGTTTGATGATTCCAGAATTTTGATTTGTCAACGCGCTAATATAAGCAGAGATCAATGCAAATGCGTCAGACGTTTTGATGTTCTGTGTTTTCGCTTGCAATTCGCCAACCTTCAAACGTGGTTTGAAATTTAGCTTGTCACAAACAACTGAATCATCATCCGCCAAAATTGGCCATTTCAATTCGTGAATAAGATTGAATTTTTCATCCAATATCAAGTGACCCGCCGAAATTGCTTTCGCTAAAGTCCCGATATTTTCTGCATTTTCTTCGATCTTTTCTTCATCCATTTTTTTGAATTCCAACCATTTGTGAATTTCACTTTTGGCTGTTTCCACATTTACTTTTCCCATTTTCCCTGTGATTTTATTTGCTTATTTATTAACCGCTGATTTTTTTCAACTTTCCGCCACCTGAAACAACCAATGTGAATGTTGGATTGTTCCCGTTTCCTTCATAGTCACCAACTGGTTTTCCAGTTCCGCCCCAAACAGTGCCGTTGATTGATGAAAAGGTCCAATCGGCTTTTTCTGGTGATCCTGCCAATTCAACAATTTTGTCCAATTCATTATTTCCATTCATGTCCCATGAAATCACGACACTGAATTTCCATCGTTTTCTGTTTATCTGATCAATCATTTCGCCTGATCCATCAACCATGTCGGAATCATCATTTGAACGCAAACCGCCCAAATCAAAAGTTGAATCTTCGTTTGACTTTGCGAAAAACGTTCCATTCCCCAATGTTGGGTGATTGTAGGTAATTTCTATAATATCGCCACCTGTTGCCATTTCTTTATGCTTTTAAAATTTATATTGTGCCAAAATTGAATCCCGCCTGCGCTGTTGTGCTGCTAATTCTCGCGATCCCTGTTCGTTTGTATTTGAAAAAAGTTTCTAATCTATCAGGATTTGTCGTTGACAAACCAACTTCGATTGAATCTTGCGCAAAAGGAACGTCGGCAATCAATGCGCGTTTTCCTAAATCAGCCAACATTTTGTCAACAATTTGTTTCCATTGTTTCGGTTTGATTGTGTCACCTACTGAAACAACATCATCATCATCCGCAATTGTTTTGTCAACTACATTGATTTGTTCTAACAAATAATAAGTGAAACGAACATTCAAATCTAGCATGATATTTCTGCAATATCTAAATTGTGGCGGCACTTCACCAATTGGGTGATATGTTGTCACAAAATCCTGAACTTTGTACCTTGAACCACTTAAAACAACAGTTGACGACTCTTTTTGAACGATTGAATCTCGGAAATTGTAATCAACCATCGATCCAATGTTTTCATCAGATGGAATTGGCATGTCTGGATAGCTTAACCCATTAACGTCCCGATGTGGACCATCCTGCATTGTTC